AACGAAAAGCAGGAAAACCTGGTTGGACTTGATACTACTATTGATTGGAAAAATACAGGTGACAACAGTTATGACGGAGAAAAACTTCAACTGTTAGTACATGATGAAAGTGGTAAGTGGGAAAGACCTGACAATATATTAAACAACTGGCGTGTTACCAAAACATGTTTACGATTAGGTAGTAGGATTATTGGTAAGTGCATGATGGGATCAACATCTAATGCGTTAGACAAAGGAGGTGATAACTTTAAAAAACTATACAATGCATCAGACGTTACTCAAAGAAATAGGAATGGACAAACAAAGTCTGGCTTGTATTCTCTCTTTATCCCAATGGAATGGAACTACGAAGGATTTATTGATGAATACGGACGTCCTGTATTTGATATGCCTAGTGATGATGTCTTCGCCCCAGACGGAGAGTTAATTGATTATGGAATAATAGATCACTGGAATAACGAAGCTGAAGGTTTAAAAAATGATCAAGATGCTTTAAACGAGTTTTATAGACAGTTTCCAAGAACTACAGAGCATGCGTTTAGAGATGAAGCTTCTAATAGTATATTTAACTTGGTAAAAATATACGAACAAATAGATTACAACGAAGAAATGTCTAGAACACTAGGTATTTCTACAGGTAGTTTTCAATGGGTTAACGGTGTAAAAGATACAAAAGTAATATTTTATCCAGATCCAAAAGGTAGATTTAAAGTAAGTTGGGTACCACCGGTACATTTACAAAACAATATAATAATAAAAAATGGAATCAAATATCCTGGCAACGATCACATGGGTGCTTTTGGCTGCGACAGCTACGATATTAGCGGTACTGTAGATGGTAAAGGTTCAAAGGGAGCTTTACACGGTCTAACAAAATTTAGTATGGAAGACTGTCCACCAAGTCAATTTTTTTTAGAGTATGTAGCAAGGCCACAAACAGCAGAGATATTCTTTGAAGACGTTCTAATGGCTTTAATTTATTACGGGATGCCAATGCTAGCGGAAAATAATAAACCTCGTCTATTGTATCATTTAAGAAGGCGTGGTTATAGAGGTTATAGTATGAACAGACCTGATAAACTTTGGAACAAGTTATCAACTACTGAAAAAGAAATAGGTGGTATACCTAATACAAGTGAAGATATTAAACAAGCTCATGCTGCTGCTATTGAAATGTACATACAAGAAAAAGTTGGAAGAACAAAAGATGGTGTGGGTAATATGTATTTTAATAACACTTTAAACGATTGGAGTAGGTTTGATATTACAAAAAGAACAAAATACGATGCTACAATAAGTAGTGGATTAGCTATAATGGCTTGTAATAGACATTTGTATAAGCCAAATCCAACAATGAAAAAAGCAGCGGTAAATATACAAATTGCTAAGTACAGCAATAAAGGAACAAATTCAAAAATAATTAAACAATAACATGGCAGATTCTCTACATAAAGAATTTCCTTCTCAAGTTGTCAGTGACTTAGAAAAAGTTTCTGACAAGTATGGATTAAAAGTAGCTAGAGCTATTGAACTCGAGTGGTTTGATGGTCCTGCTTCTAACAGATATTCTCAAACACAGAGAAAGTTTCATAATCTTAGATTATACGCGAGAGGTGAACAATCAATACAAAAATATAAAGACGAGTTGTCTATTAATGGTGATTTGTCTTATCTTAATTTAGACTGGACACCAGTACCTATCATACCTAAGTTTGTAGATATAGTTGTAAATGGTATGGCAAATAGATCTTTTGATATTAAAGCATATTCTCAGGACCAATATGGTGTGGCTAAAAGAACTGACTATATGGAAGGTTTGTTAAAGGATATGAGAACTAAAGACTTTAATAAACAAGCAAAACAACAATTTAACATGGATCTTTCTAAAAATGATCCTGAACAATTACCTGAAACACTAGAAGAACTAAGACTTCACATGCAGTTAACTTATAAGCAAGAGGTTGAACTTGCAAACGAGCAAGCTGTAAATGTTTTATTAGAAGGTAGTAAATACGATTTAACAAGAAGAAGGTGTTTAGAAGATTTAACTGTACTAGGTATAGGTTGTGTAAAAACAACATTTGACTGGTCTGAAGGTGCTAAAGTACAATATGTTGATCCTGCTAATATAGTTTATTCACATAGCGATTCTCCATATTTTGAAGACATATATTATATAGGTGAAGTTAAATATATACCTATTAATGAACTTGTAAAAGAGTTTCCACAATTGACTGAGTCTGATCTTGAAAGTATAGACAAAAGATACACAAGAATGGCTGACAACAGGATGCAAAGTTATAATAGAGATAGAAATAAAATATCTGTATTATATTTTAATTATAAAACATATATGAACAATGTTTATAAAATTAAAAAGACTAGCACCGGTGGTGAAAGAGCTATTAAAAAAGATGATAGGTTTAATCCTCCTGTAGAAAAACAAGTTGATTTTATAAGATTAGAAAAACCACAAGAGGTGTTATTTGAAGGCGCTAAAATACTAGGAACAGATATTATGTTGAAATGGCAAAAAGCTGACAACATGATGAGAGATAAAAGTAATTTTAACAAAGTTAAAATGAATTATTCATTAGTTGCTCCTAAAATGTATAGAGGTAAAATAGAGTCTGTTGTTAGTAGAATAACTGGTTTTGCTGATATGATACAGCTAACACATTTAAAAATACAACAAGTATTATCTCGTATGGTGCCTGATGGTGTTTATTTAGATATTGATGGTTTAGCAGAGGTTGACTTAGGTAATGGTACTAATTATAACCCACAAGAAGCCTTAAATATGTTCTTTCAAACAGGTAGCGTTATTGGTAGATCGTTTACTCAAGACGGTGATGGTAACCCTGGTAAAGTACCAATACAAGAAATATCAAACGGTGCTGGTGCAGGTGGTAAATTACAATCACTTATAGGTAATTATAATTATTACTTACAAATGATTAGAGATGTAACCGGTTTAAACGAGGCTAGAGATGCTTCAACTCCAGATTCTAGATCGTTAGTAGGTATACAAAAACTTGCAGCTGCTAATTCAAATGTAGCAACTAGACATATACTAGATGCTAGCTTGTTTTTAACTGTTGAGGCTGCAGAACAATTATCGTTAAGAATATCTGATATTGTAGAGTACTCACCAACAAAAGATGCTTTTATACAAGCTATAGGTGCTCATAACGTTGCAACACTAGAAGAATTAAAAGAGCTTCATCTTTATGATTTTGGAATATTTATAAACTTACAACCAGATGAAGAAGAAAAACAAGTGTTAGAAAATAACATACAAATGGCCTTACAGCAAAAATTAATAGACTTAGACGATGCTATTGACTTGCGTGAGGTTAAAAATATAAAAATGGCTAATCAGCTTTTAAAAATACGTAGAAAAAAGAAAGCTGAAAAAGACCAACAGACTGCTGAAAGAAATATGCAAATGCAGTCACAAACAAATCAACAAGCTGCGCAAGCTGCTTCTCAAGCTAAAATGCAAGAAGAGCAAGCTAAACAAGAAGCTGCATTAAACATGGAAAAAACAAAGAACGAGTTAAAAATGCAGTATATGAGAGAAGAAGCTAAGTTGAAAAAAGAGTTGATGGATCACGAGTTTGAAATAAATAGACAACTCAAAGGTATGGAAGCAGACGCTAAAGTACAACAAGACAGTATGAAAGAAGATCGTAAAGATCAAAGAGAAAGTCCAGAAAAGTTTGAATCATCAGGAAATGACGTGATGGGTCAAGGCTTAAACATGGATGTTTAATTAATTATTTAATATTATTATATCATGGAAGAAAACAACGAAGTAGTTGAAGAAACTACACAACCTGTAGAAGAAACTACAGAACAAGAATCACCTGTATCAATAAATGAAGATGGTGATTATAAAATAGATTTAACAAAAATTAAAGAAGAAGATGCCGTTCAAGAACAAGAAACAAATGATAGCGATGCTGTTGTCGAGCAACCCGAAAACGAAACAAGTAGCGAAGAAGTGGTTGAAGAAGTACAAGAGCCCGTTTCAAATGAAGAACAACCAGTTGAACAACAAGTTCAAGAAGAAGTAGAACAAGATGATCTTGCAAAATTAAAACAATTTATGCAAGAAACTGGTGGTAGCTTAGATGACTATGTAAGGCTTAACACAGATGTTAACGAGTTAGATGACTCAGAAGTTTTACAAGACTATTACAAAAGAACTAAGCCGCATCTTAATAACGAAGAAATTAACTTTATGTTAGAAGATCAGTTTTCATACGATGAAGACGAAGCTGATGACAAAGAGATTAGAAGAAAAAAGTTAGCCTTAAAAGAGCAAGTTGCTGAGGCTAAAGCCTACTTAGACGGGCAAAAGTCTAAATATTATGAAGAAATTAAAGGTAACTCTGCACAGCTTACGAGTGAGCAAACAGAAGCAATTGATTTCTACAACAATTACACGCAGGAAGAAGAGCAACAAGCTAAAATTGTACAAATGCAAGCTGATGTATTCTTAGATAAAACCGAAAAGGTTTTTAACAACGATTTCAAAGGTTTTGAATTTAAAGTTGGTGACAAGCAGGTAACATACAATGTTAGTAATATGGACAAAGTGAAACAGCAACAAAGTGACATAAACAACTTTATCGAAAAGTTTTTGAATAAAGATAGTGTTATGGAAGATGCTGAAGGTTATCACAAAGGTTTATTTACGGCAATGAATCCTGACGCGGTAGCAAGTCATTTTTATGAGCAGGGAAAAGCTGATGCTATAAAAGAATCAGTTTCTGAAGCTAAAAATGTTAACACGGCTAGACAATCACACTCAGTGACAAAAGACGGTATAACAGTTAGAGTTTTAGGCGATAGCTCAGATGACATGAAACTGCGTATTAAAACACGAAACTAATTATTAATTTAAAAACAATTTTAAAAAATGGCAGTAACATTTCAAGGAACTGGTAAAATGACACCAGCTCCTATAAAACAAACACTGGCAACAAACTATATTGATTTTACTTCAGCTGATGAAAAAGGTTGGGCACAACAATATTTGCCAGATTTAATTGAAAAAGAAGCTGAGATATTTGGTAACAGAACTATCTCTGGTTTCTTATCTAAAGTAGGTGCAGAAGAGTCTATGTCTTCTGATCAAGTTATTTGGTCAGAGCAAGGTAGATTGCACTTAACTTATACTAACTGTACAGTAGCTAACCAAGGTTCTGGCTCGCTTGATGGTGATGTAACAATCACAATGTCGGCAGCTAAGGATGTTGATGGCGTTACAATAGGTAATAACCACGGTGTAAGACCTGGTGACATGCTTTTAGTTAGAAAAACTACAGTTGTTAAAAAGTTCTTTGTAAACGCGGTAGCTTCAGGCGTAATAACTGCATTTGCTTACGATACTAACGCAGCTGATATGTCAACTGGTTTAACTGGATCTGAAGCAGCTACTATTATGGTATTCGGTTCTGAATACGTAAAAGGTGCTGTAGGTAGAGAAGGTGCTAACAAGCCACAGTTCCAAACTAGAACTAACAAGCCAATCATATTAAAAGATAAGTATGAGATCTCTGGATCTGATGCTGCTCAAATTGGATGGGTTGAAATTTCTGGTGAAGACGGACAAAACGGTTACTACTGGTACTTAAAAGCTTCTGGTGATACTAAAGCTCGTTTCAACGATTACTTAGAAATGGCTATGCTTGAATCAGAAAAGTCAACTGCTAACGCAGGTTCAAACCCAATGGTACCTTCAACTATTACTGGTGCAGCTGGTAAAATTACTGGTACTGAAGGTTTATTTGCAGCTATTAACGATAGAGGTCACGTAACATCTGACTTCCAAAATGCTGTTGTAACTTCTGAGGTTGATGACTTATTAGCTAAGTTAGATGAGCAAGGTGCTATTGAAGAGAACATGATGTTCTTAAATAGAACTGTAACTCTTAACTTTGACGACTGGTTAGCTTCTTTAAATGCTTACCACTCAGGTGGTACTTCTTGGGGAGTATTTAACAACTCAGAAGAAATGGCGTTAAACTTAGGCTTTACTGGTTGGAGAAGAGGTTCTTATGACTTCTATAAGTCTGACTTTAAATATCTAAACGATAAAGGTACAAGAGCATCTATCGGTAACATCACTGGTGTTATGATACCAGCAGGTGTATCTACTGTATATGATGAGGTATTAGGTAAAAACCTAAAAAGACCTTTCTTACATGTAAGATTCAGAGCTTCTAATATGGAAAGCAGAAAGTACAAGACTTGGACTACTGGTTCAGTTGGTGCTACTACTTCTGATTTAGATGCGATGGAAATGCACTTCTTATCAGAAAGATGTTTAGTAGTTCAAGGAGCGAACAACTTCTTACTAATGACTGCTGCATAAGCATTATTTATATTAAGGATCGAGGCTTCGGCCTCGACCCTTTCTTTTTATTAATTTATATTATATTATATTATGGCAAAAAAAATGGAAAAGGCAGAGGTGCCTGTTGTTGAAACAGTTGTTGAAACACCAAAACCAAAAAGACAAGAACCAATCGTACAAAAAGCAAGTGATGGTTGGGTAATAAAAGATAGAGTATACAGATTATCTGGAGAAAAATCACCTTTAACTTTTACAATAAGAGCTAGAGGATTATATTGGTTTGACGAAGAAGCTGGATACGAAAGAGAAATAAAATACTGTAGAAATCAAAAAACAGTATTTGTTGATGAAATGAAAGGAGATCAGTTGCTTGGGTCTATTGTTTTTAGAAACGGTATTTTAGCTGTACCTAAAAACGAGGTTATATTGCAAAAGTATTTATCAATATATCACCCGCACAAAGACTCTCATTATTTTGAAATAAAACCTCAAGAAAGAGCTGTTAATGAATTAGCTGATATAGAGTTAGAAGTTGACGCTTTAGTTGCTGCAAGAACACTAGATATAGATATGACTGAAGCAATTATGCGTGTAGAATTAGGTTCTAGTGTATCTAGGATGACTTCTAAGGAACTTAAACGTGACTTACTTGTATTTGCTAAAAGAAATCCACAACTGTTCTTAGATTTAATGAATGATGATAACATACATTTAAGAAATGTTGGTATAAAAGCCACAGAAACAGGTATACTATCGTTATCACAAGATCAAAGAATATTTAGCTGGGCTTCTAATAACAGAAAATTACTAAACGTTCCTTTTGATGAGCATCCATATTCAGCATTAGCCGCATGGTTTAAAACTGATGAAGGTATGGAGGTTTTAACTTCAATTGAAAAACAATTAAAGTAAAACAATAATATGTAATCACCCTTATATAGGGTGGTTACATTATTTTAAAAAAATATATATGGCATTAATAATAGCTGGTCAAACGACCATAAGCATAGATACAGTTTACCAAAGAGTATTAGCTCTGGCTAACAAAGAGCAAAGAGGCTATATTACGCCGCAAGAATTTAATTTACATGCTAATCAAGCACAGTTAGATATATTTGAGCAATACTTTTATGATCTAGCTGCTATGGTAAATTTAAACAAAAGAGCAGAGGCTCCACAAACAAATCCAGGCGCTAACAATCCGTTAGAACCAGACTTTGGTGATACCGTAAATATACTAAGAGAAAAAATATCTATATACAAAGGAACAGACGTTGCTTTAACATACAATGCTACTAACGGTAGCTTTACATTACCACCATTATCATCATCTATATATAGAACTGGTAGAATGTATTTACAACACTCTAGCATAGGAGGTTCTAGAATTCCATTAAACCTTGTTGAATATTACGATTTAGATCATATAAAAGAATTATATGAAGCTAAAACTAATTCAAGATGGCACACTAATAATCAAGAAAAATTTTATTATACAGAAAATACAGATGGTAGTTTTTCTTTATATAGAGAAAGTACAGGTAAAACACCTTTAACAACTGGTTTAAAAGTAGAGGTTGTAGCTGAAGTACCTAGAGAAGTTAATTGGGGATATGTTGTTGTAAACGAACAAGCATTATATAACGCTTCAACTTCAGTAGACTTTAATCTACACAGATCAGAAGAAACTAATTTAGTTATAAAAATACTAGAATTAGCTGGTATAACTATAAACAAAGCAGGTTTAGTTCAATTAGCAAGCACTGAAGAAGCACAAAATGATCAACAAACAAAATAATAAGACATGCCAAACAACTTAATAACATTAACAGAAAAACAATATTTTGAAGGTCAAGACACTAATCAGTTAAGCGGAGACGATAGACAATATGGTAATTATCAGTTTATGAAAATTGATGATGTTATAAATGATGTTTTAGCTTCTTATTGTCAAGAAGGTCAAATATTAGAAGGGGTTAGAAAATCAGATGTATCTTATCACGCTTATAGATCAATGCAGGAATTAAGCTTTGACACGTTTAGATCTGTAAAATCTATGGAAATAGAAATACCGCCTTCATTAGTTATGGCTTTACCAATAGATTTTGTTGGTTATACAAAAGTTACTTACAAAGGAGATGATGGTATTGAAAGAACTTTAATGCCTGCTATTGTAACTAGTAACCCAACGCCTTATAATCAAGATAGTGATTATAAATTAGAGTTTGATAGTGATGGTGCATCTACACACGCTAGTGATTCTAACACTTGGTTTGACTATCATGGTAACACGGTAAACACTGGTGTGTTAAGTGGTAACACAGGTGTTGCAACTCCACATCAAACAGACGCTGATCAATACGATATATACGACTTACAAGAAGGTCAAAGATTTGGTTCTGAGCCAAGACACATGAACGCACATGGTTCTTTTTATATAGATTATTTAAAAGGTAGACTACATCTTTCAGGTAACTTAACAGGAAGAGTTATAACATTAAAATACATAAGCGACGGCGTGGGTACTTTACAATCTGGTGTACACTCTAGCTCGCCTTACAATACAGAAATACATACTGAACAAGATATGATTGTTCATAAGTTTGCACAAGAAGCTATGATAAAACATGTATTATATGGATGTATGCTTGCTAGGATGCAACAGCCGCCAGGTATGTTAGCATTACTTAAAAAAGAAAAGTTTGCAGAAACTAGAAAAGCAAAAATAAGATTATCAAATATAAAAATTGAAGAGATAGCTCAAATAATGAGAGGTAAATCTAAATGGATTAAACACTAATTAATGGAACTAAAGAGAAATTTTGGGCTAGCGAAAATGAACAAAGACCGCGATGAAAGACTCGTGGAACCTGGTCAATACCGTGACGCTAACAATGTACAAATAGTAAGCTCTGACGGATCAGATATGGGATCTGTACAGACAGTAATGGGTAACACTGAGGTAACTTCAAATATAGTGTTAGCAGATTACTCTACTTGCGTTGGTGTTTATGAGTTGCCTGAAAAAGATGTTATATATTACTTTGTTGCTGGAGGTGGTCACCCTAGATTACAAGGTTTTCAACCTTTAATATTTAAAGATTATATTATAGAGTATGATACTATAGCACAAACTTCTAAATATGTTTTTGTTGATATATACAAAGTAAAAGAAACACTTAATGAAACTCTTAATACTACTAAAGTTAGAGTAGCCTCTGGTTTAAGTAACGCTTACAATTATACTGGTATAAGAAGAGGTATGAAAATAGTAGGTACTTTTACTAATGGTAGTGGTGGTAATATAACAGCGCCTAATGGAAATACTGTTGCTAACGGTAATACATATTATATAAGTGAAAACGATAATGTTACTGTTGAAGATGTTATTAGAGATGGTACAAGCGGTTGGGATATAATGTTATCAGAAGCTGTTGCTAGTTCAACTGGTGATAAGCCAACGTTTGTAATAGATAAAGTATTACAGTTTGATCCTTTTGTAAAAGTAACTTCAATAGATCATATTGATGGCTTAATGTTTTTTACAGATGGAAACAATGAACCTAAAAAAATAAATATAAAAAGAAGTATACAAGGTACTGGTGGTAACGCTAGAGTAAAAGACTGGGATAACACCGCTGCTAGATCTGCGGCTACAAATTTAGCTTCAGGTAACTCAAACCGTAAACAAGTATTTTTAGGAGACAATGCTCATTTTCACACAAGAATATCTTTAGATAATCAGCTAGCTATGTCTAGAACTGATAACGAGCCTATATTTTCAACACTTAAAGACATAACAGTAATAAAGCCAAACCCAAAGTTTCCATTAAACCTTGAAATGTCTGATACAGTTATGAAACGAATACCTGTTTTATCAAATGGTAATTTAGGTGATGCCAACGCTACAAGTGGTGTTTTATCAGCACAAACAAAATTTAGAGATAGTAATGGTGATGTGTTTGAGCCAGGTGATATTGTTAGTAATATTAACTTTATAAATCCTATAGATTTACGTGTTGGTGATATAGTTATATTAACTGATGACATGACTACTGATATTGACGATTTAGATAGCTCTGACGCTTTAGTTAGAGCAACAATATCAAGTGCGCCTGGTGGTATGCCAAACAATGGTGGGTCAACAGGTCCTTATGAGCTAACAATAAACTCTGTTAGCGAAGACGTTCAAAACGTAAATACTGATTTTGCTTTAAAACTAGAAAGTGATATTAGCCTTTTCGAGTTTAAATTTCCTAGATTTTCTTATAGATATAAATACGTTGATGGTGAGTATTCAGCATACGCGCCTTGGTCACAAGTTGCTTTTATACCTGGCGATTTTGATTATGTAGCCAAAAAAGGTTTTAATATAGGTATGACAAACAGATTAAAGTTTGTTACCTTAAAAGATTATTTCCACGAGTTTGACTTAGTACCAGCAGAAGTTGTAGCTATAGATTTATTATACAAAGAAGAGTCTAGCCCAAACATTTACACTGTAAAAACATTAACACCAAAAAATGATAATCCTGAGTGGCCAGATAGAACTAACAATAGAAACAGAGGTTCTTACACTATAACTTCTGAAATGATACACGCTGTTGTTGAGGCAAATCAATTACTAAGACCTTATGACAACGTACCTAAAAGCGCAAAAACTTTAGCTATAACTGGTAACAGATTAGTGTTTGGTAACTATAAGCAAAATTATGATTTAGCTGGTGATATAGACTTAAATGTTTCTTTTGCTCATAATTACGGTGAAAACTATAAACAACCAGGTGGAACTGGTTTTCCTTCAGTAAAAACTCTTAGAACATATCAACTAGGTGTTGTATTTAGCGATGATTTTTGTAGAGAAACACCAGTACTTGTTCCAAAGAAAAGTAGTAGTGTAACGTTAGATAAAAAATGGTCTATTAATTTAAACCAAATAAAAGCTAGATTAGATTATGCTGGAACTAGTGTTCCTAGTTGGGCAAAATATTTAAAGTATTATATAAAAGAAACTTCTAACGAATATTATAATTTAGCAATGGATCGTTGGTACGATGCTGAAGATGGTAATGTTTGGATTAGTTTTCCTTCTGCAGAAAGAAATAAAGTAGATATAGATACATATTTAATACTTAAAAAGCAACACGATTCAGATGTACCTGTGTTAGAAAAAGCTAGATATAAAATTATAGCTATTGAAAATGATGCACCTGACTATATAAAAACTAAAAAAGTTAGTCATGGCTCAGCTGTTATGAACTCGCAGAACGCAACGGTAAATAAAGATGCTGTTAGTTTTATATTTTCAGAAACTAATTTTGAAACTGGTTTTGGTGATAGAGAAAAATTTTTAACAGATACATGGTCAAAAGTAGCTAGTGGTTATGGTTATGCTAGAATAATTGGTGAGTCAGGCGGTAACACAGCAACTACAGACTGGATTCAAGTTGTTAGTATAAAAAAGCTTAGTGGTACCGACACTAGTATAAGAACTGCAACTAAGTTTGGAGACGATGCAGATATGTCATCTATATTGTCTGGTACTATTAGCTATTCTTTAGAATTAAGAGAAGATGTTGTTACTAACAGACCAGAGTTTAATGGTAGATTTTTTGTAAAAGTTTATAAAGATTTATTACTACAAGACGCTGTAATGGTAGACCAAGACCCCTCAACAGCATTAAGTATATTTGATTCTTTTAATATGAGACTTTTAATAGGTCCAAGAAACAGAGGCAGTCAATCTTTTAATGCACATCCAACCTCTTCAGCAACTAGTAGTTTAGGTCATACACACACTTATCACTCTGGTAATTACACTGATTTTAACGAAAACGCTTTTGGTAGTGGTATAAATTCTTTTAACGCTAGCAACGAAGAGTTTGGTCATTGCAATACTTCTCATGGTAGAACAAAAGATTGGTGGGAAGCGTTTTCATCTGCTGATGCTAACTCTGATTTACTTTACATGGAAGGAATAAAAGTTATGGAAACTTCTAACTGGAACTCTACAGGGTTTGCTAGACACGCTAATAAAAATGGTGTTCATGATTCTCATCTTGGCGGCTATGGAAGTGGTGGTGGTAGTAATGCTGGTGTTTTAAGACACTACAGTAGTTATAGTAGAATATTTTTTGGTTTTTTAGGTTGGTTTGCAGATCACAGAGACGCGCAATCAAGAGTACATCAGTTTTACACTTTTATGGAAACTCCTGGAACTATATTTAGATTTAGAGATGATCCAACTCAAACAGCTTATAAAGTTATAAAAAGAGGTGGGGCAGCGCAAGTTTATAACTTTGGTAGAAACTTAAACCATTGTTCTAGATGTGATAAAGATGATACTGGTTGTAAGAGTAGTATGTTTAATGTTATGTTTGAAAGACTTGATGGCGGCGGTCCAATGGATCCAAACGAGTTTGATGTTTTAAGTTTAATGAAGCATGACGCTTCAAGCGTAACTGGTATAGACATATTAAAACAAGATTTTGTTTCAGAAAGCGGAGGATCAGAGCTATCTACAGAAAAGCCCGCTATATGGGAAACAGAACCTAAAGAAGATGTTGGGTTAGATATATATTACGAAGCTACAGGTTATTTACCTCTTAATGTTGATGCTGATAACAATGAGTTGTTATTACCTCTTGGTTCTACTTTTAAAGTTAGAAACGCATCTGGTAACTTTCATTTAGCAGCAGACGGTATAACAGAGGTTGTATATGAGATAACAGCTGTAAACTCTACGGGCAACAAGGACATTACAAACGTAACAGTTAGAAATACTATTGATAACAATATGGGTCTAACTGATGCAATTAATCACAATCAAGTAGTAGCAATTGAAAGATATGACGGATCGTGTATATCTTTATATGTTGTTAAAGAAGCTGGTAACTACGCTGCTGGTGATACAGCTGTAGGTATATTAACTGGTAAAACACCAACAGACCCACAAGGTGGTCCAGTGCCTTGGAGAGCTCCACACTTTAATCCTATAAAACTAGGTTGGAGTAATTGCTTTTCATTTGGTAATGGTATAGAGTCTGATAGAGTTAGAGACGGCTTTAACTTAACACAACTAACTAACGGTGTAAAAGCTTCTACTGTAGCTGCTACTACTTATGCTGAAGAACATAGAAGTAGTGGTTTTATATGGTCTGGTATATTTAATTCTATTAGTGGTGTTAATAGATTAAACCAGTTTATAATGGCAGAGCCAATAACAAAAGATTTAAATCCAAGCCACGGTAGTATACAGAAAATGGTAGCTAGAAACACTAACACTTTAGCTTTTTGTGAAGATAAAATACTAAGCATAGCAACAAATAAAGATATATTATTTAATGCTGATGGTGGTGGTAACGTTTCTGCTAGTAATAAAGTTTTAGGTAGTGCAACGCCAATACCTGGTGAGTATGGAATATCTACAAACCCAGAGTCTGTAGCGGTTACAGCTGACGCTATATACTGGTGTGATCAAATGAGAAGTCAAGTTCTTAAATTACAAGGTGGAAGTAGTATTTCTGTAATATCTGAAGTTGGTATGAAAGATTATTTTAATGATAACTTAAAAAATATATCTTTTGCCACGGGTAGTTATGATGATAAAAAATCAGAATACAATTTAACACTTGCTACTATGAACGGTCGTTATCAATACAGACCTACAACAACAACTATAAGTTGGAATGACAACGCTAAAGGTTGGACTAGTTTTAGAGACTTTGCAGGTTTAGAGTTTGGTGTTAGTTTAAATAACGAGTATTACACATTAAGACAAGGTTCTATGTGGAAACACCATACAAATGCTGTTGCAAATAATTTTTATGGTACTCAGTATTATTCTGATATTACAATGATATTTAACGAGCTGCCTAGCTCTGTAAAAAGTTTTAACTTAATAAATTACGAGGGTACACAAGCTAGAATAACAGAGTTTTCAACTGTAGCACAAGGTGGTGTTAATTATACTGATGGAGAATATTATAACTTAAACGCAAAAGCTGGTTGGTACTTAGAAAATTTAACTACAGACTTGCAAGATGCTGAAAATATAGAATTTAAAAACAAAGAAGGTAAGTGGTTTGCTACGTTAAAAGGTGTTACATCAACAGAAACAAACCTAGATCAAAGAGAGTTTTCTGTTCAAGGTTTAGGAGTTGCTTCTGTAAGTTCTAGTGGTAGTACAGCTAAACAATATAAGTTAACAGTAAAAGTTAATAATACATCGTC